ACCGTGGCGTTGTCTTGGCTCCCGTCGTCTCGGGAGTCTCTAGGCATAAAAATCCTTCAGAGCGCCAGCACCACGGGGGCCCTGCCTGAGACGAACGGATGGTGGAGCGCCAAAGATTAGGCCAGCCAGGTGTGTCTCAGAGGCGTCTGCAAGGGAGCTCCTCAACTCCCTTTGCGTGACGGCGCCTTCCTTGAGCTGAAAGCACCACTTGGCTGTGACCCTTATCAGAGGCGCAAAATGTACACAGCATGCAACCTAGGTGATATAATCGAGGGGTGTTGGGCCCCCTCAGTGCATGCTAACTGCAACCACAACGAGATCGCTGCCCTACTTAAGCGGTCTCTAGCTCCCACACCCACGGCCGATCCTGGCTCACGTCTCCCAGTTCTCCGGGTTTTCAAGCGTTTAGGAGTACTAGCACGGCGATGGGGCGGTCAAAGATGGAGTTACCTGGAAACGGCGCAATCTTATAGTGGGCTTTTGCGCCGTAGATACATTGAAGCAGAAACGTCGCTCGCCGAAGAGCCTATCCAGGTGCGGGATAGCATACTAGGGGCGTTTCTGAAGGCAGAGAAGTTTGGGTACGGAAAGTATGGGAAACCTAGGATGATATTCCCGAGAAGTCCTAGGTACAATCTGGCCCTCGCTTCTTTTCTTAAACCTTTCGAGCACTGGCTGTGGGGTTATCTCACAGGCGAAAGGCTGTTCAATGGGTCGAATACCAGGGTTGTGGCGAAGGGGCTGAACGGAGCTCGGCGCGCGAACCTCATCGTAAAGAAGTTCAAGTCCTTCGATGACTGCGTCGTGTTCGAGGTGGACGGAAGTGCCTTTGAGGCTCATGTGGATGTTTGGCAACTGCAGCAGGAACACAGTGTGTATTTGGCGGCACACGCTGGGGACCGCGAGCTGGCTTCTTTGCTGGCTCGGCAGTTGGTCAACGAGGGGAACACTCCAGGGGGTGTCAAATTCTCGCGTGCTGGCGGAAGGGCGAGTGGAGACTTCAACACAGGCATGGGCAACACACTGATCATGCTTGCGGTGGTTATCGGCGTGCTTAGGCACATTAATGTTCCGTTCGATACTCTAGCGGACGGCGATAACGCGTTAGTCTTCCTCAACCGAGGTGACGTTGCACGGGTTGTTGGTGAATTTGCCCCACTGGCCCTCGAGTTTTCGGGCCATGAAATGGTCCTCGAACGTCCTGTGAGCCACATCGAAGGCATCAGGTTTGGTCAGAGTGCACCGGTAGAGCTGTCACCCGGAAGGTGGCAAATGGTGAGGGAGTGGTCTAAGGTCATTTCGCAGATGACCTCCAGTCATGCTCACTTGCAGCAGCCTGCGTTTGTGAAACCCTTTTTGAGGGGAGTAGCCCAGTGCGAGCTTGCTCTAAACGCGGGTGTACCTGTGATTCAGACCCTAGCCGAACGTCTCGTGCGCGCTACGGAGGGATCGAAAGCGGTAG